GGTGATGTAGTCGACGTCGAGCGTGCCGGTGATCGCCTGGAAGTCGTTGAGCACGGGCTCGGACTTCTTGCCGCCGTTGCCGGCGTAGTTGCGGTCCGTCTTCGACGCGCGGTCGATCTTGACGGTGCAGGACTTCACACCGTCGACGTGCGCTGCGGCGCCGACGGTCGCGCCGACCTTGACCTCCATCTGCACGAAGTTGAACGGCGCCAGCGTGGTCGGGTAGGACGCCGCGCCGAGAGCCAGGGACTCGACAAGCTCGCGCGCGTCGATCTCCCACGTCGACGTCAGCAGCTCGCCGACGCCGCACTTGAACTCAGCCGACAGCACCTTGCAGCCGGTCGCTGTGTACGGACGTGAGGTGCCCGTCGAGACGTCCGGCAGGCCCGCCTGGATCGTGAGGAACTTGCCCCACGGATCGGCGAACGTGTGGGTCTGCAGGTAACCAGGGCCGGCGCCCTGGATCACCGGCGTGACGGTGGTCCCCATGAGCGCCTGCAACAGCACGCCCATGTTCTTGTTGGTGACCTCCATCTCGACGTTGCCGGATGCGCCGTACTGCGACTTCACCCGTCGAGCGCCGAGACGCTGGAGCCTGCCAGCGGCGACACCGCCACCGATGACGAATTGCGAGGTGTCCTTGATGCTGAACGTGCCCTCGTTGAACTTCGTCGGCGCAACCGGCGTGCCGTAGACGATCTCGGGAGCGTGCCCGATCTGGCCGCCCAACCCGGAACGAATGCCCATGGTCCCTACTCCTTCTCGCCGTCAGCGACGGCCTTCTTGGCGGTCTTCTTGGTCGGGGGCTCGACGATCTTGAACAGATCGGGAGAGAACGAGTGGGCGGCGAAGGTCTCGTCATCGACCTCGAAATCCTCGCCGTCCTCGACGATCCGGCCGGCGAGCGGGATGTCTCGCGCCTCGCCAGCGATGTTGCGCAGTACGGCCATGACGGTGCCTTTCCTAGATGCGTGAGAAGAACGAAACGGTGAACAGGGCGAGCACTTCGTTGCCGCGCTTGGTCAGCTGCTGGTGCAGCGTCGTCCGCGTGCCGAAGTTCGAGTAGAGGCAGACGCCACCGAGCGTCACGTCAGCACGGTGCGCGGTCTCGAGCTGGGAGAGGAGAGCGGCGACCTGCTCGCGGTTCGCCTTGGTCTCGGAGTCGCCTGACCACGCTCCGACCGTGCAGGTCACCGAGCCGGTCTCGTCCTTGGCTCGGGCGCCGACCTCAGCCCAGTCCTGCTCGGCCGTCGCGGCCTCGGCGTTCTCGTCGATCGGGTCGTAAGCCACCCAGACGGCGGCGTCCTCGTCGCTGTCCTGGGAGTTGGGGCCGTCGTACACCGGGACCTCGACGGCAGCGGTGAAAGCCCTGACGAGCCCCGCAATGACGTCGTTGAGGGAAGTGTCGCTCATGCGAACCCCGGACCGACCTCGTAGTCCGCGAGCCAGGCGCGGGCACGGTTCGGGACGAGGAACGGCTTGAGGTCTTCGGCTTGGCCGGGGGTCTGACGCTGAGAGGCGTACGCCTCGATCAGGACCTCGGCAGCTGCACGCTTGATCGCTTCGGGGATCGTGGTCATGCCGACGAGAGCCGTGAGCCGCCACGCCTCGAGCGGCAGGTTGCCGCCGGAGCTGAGGCGCAGGATCCCGGACGGGCTGACGTACATGCCGGTGACGTCGATCGCCTCGCCGCTGCGGACGTACGCGCCCGAGGTGAGGCTGATGACGTTGAGGCCAGGCAGGACGACCTCGCAGCCGCCCTGCCTGATCTCGATGACTTCCGTGCGCTCCGTGACCCAGCCGACGTACGACTCGATGATGGACGTCACGCCGTCGATGAACGACTGCAGCAGTGGCGCCTTGTTCGGGTCGGTGTCCTTGAGCCGAAGCGCGGTGCGCGCCTCGGTCAGGGTCAGGAGCTCGGGCACGTCAGTCCTTGTGCAGCTTGTCGACGACCTTATCGGCCGCCTTCTCGGCTGCGGCAGCGAGCTTGTCGTGCTCCTTCTGCCGCTTCTCGATGACCGGGTCCTGCGGCGCGTCCTCGACGGTCGAGCCGCCGGTGCCGCTCTCGAGGACGTCCGCAGCCGACACGGCCTGCTGCTTGAACTGCTCCTGAGCCGCCTTGACCGCGGTCTCCTTGTCCCCGATGATCTCGGGGTTGTGCTGGTCCGGCGTGCCATCGGCGCGCAGGGACAGCATCTGCACGCGGTCGTGGTCGCCCTCGTGCGGCACGGCGGTGTTCGCCGTGGTCTCGTTGCTGGGTGCCATGGTGTCCTCCTAGGACGGTGGGGTGCTGGCGTTGCTGGTGATGCAGGGGACTCCGGCGGGCCCCGAGGCGAGCCCGCCGGAGACTTGGGTCAGGCCTGCTGCAGGACCTTGAAGGCCGCAGAGTTCTGCAGCGTCCCGTCCGAGCGCTGGAAGCCGAGGAACCCGACCTGCAGGAACTCGGCGTAGCGCTCGGTCAGGCGCATCAGCGCGAAGTCCGACGTGTCGCGGATGACGTACGCCTCCTTGACGTCACCGAAGCCGATCGACTTGACGCCGGTGGCCGGAGCGGAGACGTAGTTGTTGAGCGTCACCGCGTAGCCCATCAGCGTGTTGGGCGTGCCGGCCTGGAGCGAGGGCTCCCACAGCGGGCGGTTCTGGCTGTCCTTGAGCTTGCGGAGCAGCTTGCGCGCCGTCTGGCTCATGATGAACCGGACGTCGCCGCCCTCGAGGTAGGCCGGATCCAAGGACTCGGTCAGGTCCACGAGCTCGTCGTAGGTCACCGCTGCGACGCCCGCTGCGGTCACGCCGACTGCCGCCGAGGTGAAGAGACCGTCGGGCTGGCCCGTGCCGGTGCCGACCGTGAAGTGCCGGTTCTGGATCCGGCCGATGCGCCCGCCGAGCGCCTTGGCCAGCCACCCCTCGAAGTCGAACCCCGTGTCCTGCAGCAGCTGCAGCGAGGCTCGAACGATCTTCGACGTGTACATGTACGCGTCGAGCGAGTTCTGGCCGAACGTCACGTCCTGCTCGGAGGCCGCCGTGTTCTCGCCGAGGATCGCGCCCTCGACGCCGGTCTCGTCGACCGTCGGCCAGGGGAGGTTCGCCCCGGTGTCGGTCGTGATGACCTCCGCGAGCTGCCGCATCGAGGCCACGAACGAGATGCGCTCGATGATCTTGTTGCGGAACGCGGGCGGCACGGTGTAGCCACCAGCTGCGCCGGTGCCCACTCCTGCGGCCGCCTGGGGGGCGTCCTGCCAGCCGTTGTGCAGCACCTTGAGCTGCTCGCTGTCCAGGGCGGTGACGCCGCGGCGCATCCAGTGGTTGAACGCCTCGGTGTAGCCCTTGCCGAACTGCTCGTCGGCGTCGGGCAGGTCGCCTGCATCGTCGGCGACGCCGCGGCGGTCCACTTCCGAGTTGAGCTTGGCTCGCGCCTGGTGACGCTCCTCGCGCTCGATCTCGTTGTCGAGGCGGTCGTACTCCGTCTCGAGGCGGTCGTACTTCTCCGCGTCCTCGGCGTTGCCGAGATCACAGGCCTTCATCTGCTCCCAGAGAGAGGCCCTCGCGTCGATCTTGTCCTGCAAGGCGTTCGCCATGCTGGTCTCCTTCATGATCGGCCCCAGAGGCAGGGGCAATTACCCGGCGGGCCAATCCCGACGGGAAGTTCTGAGTTGCTGGGTCAGCGCTGGCGCTGGGCCAGACGGCGCGACCGGCGATCGGCGAGCCTTGCGGCGCGGTCGTCCGTGCCGGCCTCGTCGTCCACGGGCGTGGGCTCGACAGGGTCGCCGGCTTCTGCTCGGCTCGTGGCCTTGGCCCCGACGGCGACGAGAGCCGCGGCTGCGAGCTCGTCCTCGTCTTCCTCGTCCGAGTCGATCTGAGCAGCGTCGCCCTCGGTTTCGATCGGCCCGAGGCGGTCGGCCAGTCCCGCGTCGACGGTCTCCTCGGCCGAATACCACTGCTCGGCGATCATGATCGCGCGCCAGTCCTCGGTCGTACCGCCGGCTTTGCGGGCGTACGCCGACGCGAGGTTGTTGCCGATCCGGTCGAGGTGCGTGGCGAACTCACGGAAGCCGGCGGCGTCACCGATGGCGATCGCCCACGGGTCGTGAATCATGAACTCGGTGTCCTCGCCCATGACGAGCTCGTCGGCGGTGGCCGCGATGTACGAGGCTGCCGAGGCAGCGAGCCCGTCGACCACGGCGACCACGCGGGCCGAGTGGTTGCGCAGGGCGTTCGCGATCGCGATCGCTTCGTAGACCTCGCCGCCGGGGCTGTTGATGTGCACGCGCAGCTCGGTCACGTCGTCGTCGAGCGTGTCGAGCGCCTCGACGAACTCCTCGGCCGAGATGCCCCAATACCCGCCCCACGAGCCGATGACGTCGTACAGGTGGATGCGTGCCACCGTGCCCTCGGTGCGAGTAGCCACCTCGGCGTGCGGCCGCTTGCCCTCGCCGGCGCGGGGGAGCCGGGCACGGAAGCGGTACGTGTCGCTCTTGGTGAGGTTCGTCTTCATGCGGGGCTCCCTGCAGTGTTGTCAACGGTCTGGCCGAGCGGGATGAGGTCAGCAGTGCGGAAGCGCTCGTCGCCCTTCTCGCCGACCTGCTCCATCTCTTCGAGCTTGAGGATGTCGTTGGTCGACAGCGCGCCCAGGCGGAAGAGTGCGTTGTAGAACTCGGCGCGCGCCTTGGAGTCGCCGCGGAGGAGGCCCTGAACGCTGTGCTTGCTGTAGATGACCGGCCGGCCCTCCGCCTCGGCGAACCGGTCCATCGGCTTGAACAGGTGCTTGTCGACGCGCTGCTCGACCGCGACCAGGTCGCGTGCGAGGTCGTAGACGACCCAGCCGATTGCCTGCTGCTCGAGCCCGGTGCCCCAGCTGGTCGACTTCTCGGTGTCGAACATCAGGAAGGGCGGCACGCCGATCAGCCTGCAGAACTCGGTGGTCTGGAACTGTCGCGTCTCGAGGAACTGCGCATCCTCGGGAGGGATCGTGAGCTTTTCGAACTTGGCGCCCTTGTCGAGCACGATCGTCTTGTGGGCGTTCGCCATCCCGCCGCGGCGGGACTCCCAGCGATCCGAGATCTGCTCGGCCTGCTTCGGCGTCAACCGCTGCTCGGTCTGCAGGATGCCGGTGGCCAGGGCGCCCGAGCCGAACAGCTTGCCGCCGAACTCCTCGGCAGCCAGTGCGAGGCCGATGCCCGAGCGGGCAGCGCGGATCGGGGAGACGCCACTTATGCCGTCGTAGCCAGGGCCCGGAATGTGCAGCATGACGTCATCGCCGTAGACGTCCTCGCCGTCGACGAGATAGATCTTCTCGAGGGTGACGCGGTGGCGTCCGACTTGGACCCGTGCAGGGTGGATCGGCCAGAGCTCGGCGGTCTGTCCCGCACGGTTCTTGAGCTTCAGCGCGTAGCAGTTGCCCCACGCAATGCGGTGCGTATGCATGAGCTGCCAGAACTCGAAGCGCGTCATGTCGGGGTGCGGGTCCGCCATCAGGATCGCGGCCTGGCTGGTGACCGGCGCCTCGATCGCCCGACCGATGTACGGCTTGAACGGCAGCGACGCCTCGACCCCCGCCTTGAGCGTGACCGCTCGCCACATCGCCGGCAGGCCCATGGCCTTCTCGACGGTGACGTTCACGCCGGACGGCGTCGACATGCCGCCGAACAGGCTGAGCAGCGTAGTGTCCGTGAGCGGGATCGCAGGGTTCTCGGCATCGACGGCAGCGCGCGCGTCAAGCACCTGGCCGAAGAGCGTCACGCGCGATCCGCCGTACGGGGCGCGGCGGCCGCAGCCTTACGGCTGCGCTCCACAGTGGTTGCGACGTAGACGACCAGGATCCCGCCGAGCAGGAGGAACGCCGCGGCGACCGCGACTGCCAGGGC